GCTTAAAGGTTACATATCCAAGTGGACCCCAAGGGACTTCACGATCCTTATACTGGTCAATAAATGTATCTGATAACTTAAATCTACGAATGTGTGTTCTCATTTAGCGGTGCTCCTTATTTTTCTAAACTTATCGTATTTGCTCTTCAATATTTCCTTTTGCTCCTTTGCTGTAACAGCAATAGGGCTAGAGGCAACCTGTGACGCACCCGAAGGAGCGGCAGGGCGACCTAACATTTTAATACAGACATTGGAAGTGTCCATAAACAGATCGTAAACAATGCCATCGGGACCGTTACGATTCTTCGCAATAAACATTTTTGCCTTGTTGTTCTGCTTATCCTCGATAGTACGAGAAAGGGTGCAGATAAAGTCAGCAACGAAGCATTTGTTAAATGCTTCAGAAATCTGCTCCATTGTAACAACTTCGGCATTTAGACCAGAACGATTGGTCTGAGAGGCAGTCCAAATAGGGCAGTTGAACTCATTGGAAAGCCCTCGTAGCTCCTCGTAGATTGACTCCAGTTCTGTTCTTTTTTCTTTCCGCACCACGACAGGTCTTAACAAATCTGCGTAGTCTACGATAATCATACCGGGCTCTATGCCTCTCTTCACTAGACGGGAAAGGTGGGCCTTGATAGTATTTGTTGAGGCAGACTTGGTTGGATACTCTTTGACAATTAGGGTTCCATCAAGATCCTTGATCTCTTCAAAGATTTCCTCCTTGAAGTTGCCGAGATCTGATAGAGGATACTTTGTAATGCAAGAATCGTAGCGACAAGCAACAACTGTATCTTGAAGCTCTAGGGTGTAATGAACAACGGTCTTGCCTTCCTTAATCGCTTGTGAACCAAGGTGAACAAGAGCCATAGACTTGCCTGCTCCAGTGGGAGCAATAACAACGCCAAGCTCGTTCCTACCAAGGCCGCCGCTAGTGATCGTATCGATCTCACTCCACCCTGTTGTTACGGGTAGTCTGAACTTTGGCTTGTATCGCTCTTCAAAATCTGCGATAAAGTCGTGTCCAAAGTTATTCTCTGAACCCAGCTTTAGGGCATCGTTTATAACTTTCGAGATTTCATCAAAAGAACAGGTCTGAAGGAGGTTAACGGACTTCATCATTGCTTCTTTTAGCTTCTGCTTTCGGCAGAAGTCAAGAGAAGTTTCCTTGATGTAATCTACATCGTCACTTATCTCTGTTGTGTGAACTCTCGCAAAGTAATCACGAACCTGCTGTTGGGTTACCTCTGTTTCGCGATCAAGCTCTGTTCGTAGTATGGAAATCATAGCGTTTGTGGAAGGGTGCTTACCATACTTTGTTCTGTATTCCACTATCTTTGCTACAAATGTGCGAAGATATTGAAGCTCTAGAAACTCAACGTCTAGAACTTCTGTAATCTGATCTGCGAAGGGTCGGTCCTCAAAAATGAGTTGAACAAGCCCCTCTTGGAAGGACTTACCGTACCTTCCAAAGTCTGCTTTGTGTGCAAGCATAATGCTCCTAGGTCTCGCACTACTAAATATAACCGATCCAGATAAAAAGTCAAGGCGAGTTACGCTTTATTTTTAATCTTGACGATGCCTAACTATTTCATTGACTTAGAGCCACGGCACTTCCATTTCTTTCGTGAAAGGTCGTTGGCACAAGGTGGGCTCTTGCACTTCTTGATCTTTGCGGATCGTGCGCAGTAGGCATCGCCCTTCTTTGTGCCGGGGCGAATGCGATCTCCGCCACCCTTTGCCTGACCAGCCTGTCCATAGGAGCGACACTTGCCATTTACACGCTTAGCAAAGCGCTTTCCCTTTGCTGGCTTACAAGGCTTCTTCTTCTTTTCGTCAAGAAGTGCCTCGTATTCTTCTTTAATTACTTGTCTGATATATTCTTCGGTAAATTGCATGGTAGTGCCCTCGCCATAAGTAGATGCTTCAGCTATTCCTTGCTTATTTTTATAAGCTATAAAATTAGGGTTTCTGGCTACCTCTGATCTGACATATCTGACTTCATCACCAGAAAGCTTCAATAAGGCTTCTATTGGAGTAGATGGATTTCTGGCGACCCATTTTCTGGTAGGTCTATGCTTATCACTAGAAAGCTTGGATAAGATTTCAGGTGGGGTTGAGGGGTTTATGGCTAAACCTTTCCTAACATATGGATGCACATCATCAGAAAGCTTGGATAAGATTTCAGGTGGGGTGGAGGGGTTTTTGGCTACATACATTCTAGGAATATAATTTTCATCATTAGAAAGCTTGGATAAGATTTCAGGTGGGGTGGATGGGTGGCTGGCTACCGCTGATCTGACCGAATCTTCATCATCATTAGAAAGTTTAACTAAGACTTCGGGTGGCGTGGATGGGTTTCTGGCTACCATTGATCTGACATATCCGTCTTCATCACCAGAAAGTTTGACTAAGATCTGAGGGCTTGGGTTGGCATCCAAAACTAACTCCAAAAAATCTATCCTTTCTTCTTCTCCCATGCTTTGAGTGTATTTATCGACCTTAGAAGGATCTTTTGACTTTGCAATTTGTTCAATCTGTTTTTTGGCGGGATGTTTTCCTGCAATAGAACTTGCGTGTTCTTTCATTGTAGTCATGATTGGTTCTAACTGGTCACCTAAAATCTGGGAAAGTCTGCGCTGGTCAAGACCTTTGTTTTTAGCATCAACCGATATATGACCGTCTTCACCGTCAAGAACTGGTTCACCGTTTACAAATCCCACTGAGAGCTTTGCAGTTGGATCTTGTCTTGGGTCAGAGCCCTTTTTCATAACGTAGTAGAGAATGATATTTTTGTCTTTACTACCAACATATGATAGAAAAAGGTTCTGTGATTGTGTTGCAGCAGTACACCAAGTGGTGCCTTTACCCAACTGACACGAACTTTCGCGTGTATGTGGCATAGCTACCACCCAATCACCGAAAGTTCCAAGGTAAGTTGTCTCTTCGTCTTTGAGACGACGAGTTTTGGACCCCTTGGAGCCACCAAGGTCTTCTAAAGTTTGACGAAGGACAGCAGGAGTCTTATAAGCATAAATATCGGGTGACATTCTCTTTGCCTTCAAACGCTGCTTGGACCTATCAAAAGATTGTACGACACCAATAACGTCCTCTACTGGTTCACCACCCCGGCGCTTCTGGATCCACTGAAGGTATTGTGGGTTCTTGATTCCAGCATCGTAAGCGGGTTGAAGCTCGGGGAACTTGCTTACAAGATCTTCGGCCTTGCCTTCAAGAAAAAGCTTCAGTTCTTCTCTAGCAAGTTCTTTAATTTGAGACTCATTTAAGCCCTGTTCCTTCTTGTATGCAACATAGGTTGGGTTATTGTTTAGTATTTTTACAAGCCAATCATCCCACGGATAAAGTTTAGAAAGATAAATCAATATCTCTATTGGGGTGGAGGGGTTTTTGGCCAAAGCAGGATAAAATTTATCAAGCTTACGAGCCTTAAATTTAGCTAGCACTTCTGGTGGGGTGTTGGGGTTTTCGGCCAATTGCATCATTACAGCGTAGGCATTATCCCCAAAAAGTGTGGCCAACAATTCTGGCGGGGTGGAGGGGTTTTCGGCAACCCTTGCTCTGATAGACCCATCAATATCCTTAGAAAACTCAACTAACATTTTTAGCGGTATGGAGGGGTTGGAGGCTAAGCTAATCGCGACTCCACGATCTTCCCGAAATCGTTTCACATCCCTAAAAAACCTAGTTAACACCCCTATCGGGGTGGAGGGATTTTTGGCAACCCTTTCTCTGACATCGGAGTCCTTATCATTAGAAAGTTTAACTAACACCTCTATTGGGGTGGAGGGGTTTTGGCCTACTAATCTTCTAATACGTGAATCCAGATCTTCAGAAAGTTTAGTCAACAATTCTGGTGGGGCGTTACGACTTTTGGCTACTGTTTCTCGAACCCAGAAACTTTTATCCCCAGCAAGATTAAAAAGTTCCTCCGATGGGGTGGAGGGATTTGCGGCTACCGCTCTTCTAACGCGCGGGAAGAAGTCCCCAGAAAGCTTAACTAACACCTCTGGTGGGGTGGAAGCATTTCTAGCTACCATTGTTTTGACTTCTTCGTCCTCATCATCAGCAAGTTTGACTAATGTTTTCGGAGATACATCATATTCAAAAGCATTTCTAACAAAGTCTCTTTTCTCTTCTTTGCCCATATTTGCTATTGCTTTTTCAAAAGCAACAGGATTTTTTACAATCTTCTCCATTTGTTTCTTGGCAGGATGCTTACCCCCAATGGAACTTGCATTCTCCCTCATTGCATCCATAATGGGCTCAAACTGGTAGCCCAAAATCTGTGAAAGTCTATCTTCATCAAGACCATCATTTCGGGCGTCAACGGATATGCCGCCATGTTCGCCATCAAGAACTGGCTCGCCGTTTATAAAACCAACAGAAAGTTTTGCAGTTGGATCTTGTCTTGGATCTTCTCCTTTTTCGATAATGTAGTAGAGAACAATGTTTTCTTCTTTTCTAGCAACATATGACAAGAAAAGGTTTTGTGATTGTGTAGCAGCGGTACACCAAGTAGTGCCCTTACCAAGCTGGCATGAACTTTCGCGCGTGTGAGGCATAGCCACAATCCAATTGCCGAACTCGCCAAGATAGGTTGTTTCTTCGTCTTTTAGACGGCGACGTTCTTGCCCCTTTGAACCCCCAAGATCTTCTAAAGCTTGTCGTAGAGTTGCAGGCGTCTTGTAAGCATAAATGTCTGGTGACATTTTCTTTGCTTTCAGGCGCTGCTTCGCAGCGTCGAAGGCTTGCACAACACCAATAATATCTTCTACTGGCTCACCACCTCGGCGTTTTTGGATCCACTGAAGATATTGTGGATTCTTGATTCCAGCATCGTAAGCGGGTTGTAGTTCCGGGAATTTTGTAACAAGGTCTTCTGCCTTGCCTTCAAGATAAAGATTGATTTCTTGCAATATGATTGTTTTTAGGCTCATCCTTTCTTTCCTGATTTTGACTTCTTACCCCACTTTCCTCTCTTGCCGCAGGCGCCGGGAGTTGGTCTGCATGACGGATATTTTGATCTTTTTTCTCCACCACTTCTACCACAAGGAGAGCATTTTTTCTTGCCAGTCTTCTTATCTTTGCGACAAGTGTTACAGTCAACCCAGCCACCTTTCTTACCGGGAGCACCCTTGCGACCAAACCAGTCCTTGAGGCTACTCTCGGAAGAAGGCTTAGCCGTTAACTTTTTTTTTTCGGCAAGCACTGCTTGATATTCTTCATGAATGATTTGAAGAAGATGATCATCAAATTCTATGCTTTCGTCTTTTTTTGACTTGTTGCCCCAGTTCGCAGCACCAACTTTGCGACACTTAACGAGAGCCCCGCTGGCATAAGCAGAAGGCCACACGTCATAGCGAGCGCGAACCTTGTGGTAGCAAGCATCTTTCTTGCCTTTTGACTTCTTCTTTTTTTCATCTAATTCGACTTCTTCTTCGTTGAGAGAGTCTTCATCAAATTCGTAAAGTTCTTCCATTTACTACACCTCGGTAATAAATAGTGTTACCTTTCATTACATTCCCTTGAAATCTTGTTCAGGAATGTTTTTAACTCTTCCCAGTTTAGTTCTCCAAAGCCGTCTTCCATCATTAGCTTGAGCAGCTCTGTCTTGTTAAAATCACACTCAAAATTCTCAAGGGCATAGTCGATGGTCTGCTTGCCCTGAACAGAGATAAGCGGAGAATACAACTGCATCATCTTGTAATTGTGTTCGATTAAGGACCTAGACTCTTGGATGTTCTTGTAAACTTTTAGTTTTGAGTCTATATTCTCGCAGTAATCCATCAACTCATCGATTGTGACTGTTCGCTCTTCACCCATAAAAGGCAGTTTTGTCGCAATAGTCTTCATCCCAACGCGAGGGACGCCCGGTAGGTTATCGCTAGCATCACCATCCATCGCACGGGCAAGCGCCATGTTGGTTGGGTGGACGCCCATGTTCTCAATTACGGTCTTCTTTGTCTCAATCTTATCTGTTGTGGGTCTGTATACAACAGTCTCGTCATCACACAACTGAAGAAAGTCCTTGTCGTTTGAGACAATTACCTTTTGCCAACCTTTGTAGTGAGGAGAACCACAGACATAAGAAATAATGTCATCTGCCTCCACTCTTTCTAGAATAAGCTGAATAACGGGCATCTGATTCAGATACTCTGTGATTCGCATTTGCTGCCATAGTTTGTTCTGCAACTCTTCATTTTCTGTAAGATTGTGTACAGAACGATTTAAGCGCAATGGCTTACGTCCCTCTTTGTAA